TGGAACATCTACTTCTAAAGGTGAGGTTAAATCTGAGCGTGTTAAGCAATTAAAATCCAAAGCTAGAAAATCAGGCAGAGTCAATGATGCTGCAAAGTATATTGAATCTATGCTTGGCTAGTTTTATTAATTAACTTAAACACAGAGGTGTAAATAATGGCACAACTATCAAATACATTTGAAACATTTGATGCCGTTGGTGGTCGTGAAGACTTACAAAATGTAATCTATGACATTTCTCCAACAGATACACCATTTATGTCTTCAATCGGTACTGGCGCTGCTAGTGCTGTAAAGCATGAATGGCAAACAGACAGCTTAGCAGCTGCTGCATCTAATGCTCAAATCGAGGGTGATGACTCTCCAAGCGCTGCATTATCTGCTACTTCAAGAGTGTTCAACTATACACAGATTTCGTACAAACCTGTTATGGTTTCAGGCACACAAGAAGCAGTAGACAACGCAGGAAGAAATTCTGAACTTGCTTACCAAATTGCTAAAGCAGGTAAAGAACTTAAAAGAGACATGGAACTAGACCTTACAGGTAAAACAGACGCAAGTGCAGGTTCAGGTAACGGTGCATCTGCTCGTAAATCTAAAGGTTTTGAATCATGGACAGAAACAAACAACAGTTATGGTGCAGGTGGTTCTAACTCTAGTGGTGCTGTCACAGACGGTACACAAAGGGTTCTTACAGAAGCTATCTTAAAAGGTGAGCTTAAGTCTTGCTTTGATAACGGTGGTGACCCTGACCTACTAATCGTTGGTTCATTCAACAAACAAAAAGTATCAGGATTTACTGGTAACTCAACTCGTATGGACATGGCAGAAGATAGAAGCTTAGTAGCTACTATTGATGTTTATGTTTCTGACTTCGGTGAAGTAAGAGTAGTTGCTGATAGATTCCTACGTTCTTCAGGTAGAAGTGCGTTAGTAGTTGATACAGAAATGTTTGCGACTGGTTTCTTAAGACCTTTCCAAACACAAGAACTAGCAAAAACTGGTGATGCTGAGAAACGTTTACTACTCGCTGAGTGGACACTCGTTGCTAAAAACGAAGCATCTTCAGCTACTATTGCTGACTTGACAACTTCATAAAAAATATACAACAACCCGTTGTAAGGGGTAGGTTTTACTTCATTTTCCTACCCCACCCAAGATACTGATTAATAATGACCTTGAAGAACGTATCGCTTCGGAACGAGGGTTATTAATATAAGGAGACTTTAATGAGAACATTAAACGATTATTTTGTAACAGCAGAGATAGAAGACGTATCTACTGCATCTAGTACATTCGTACCAGTGCCTGACGGTGGACGAGTAATTAAAATTATATCTGCACTACAAGGTGCTATTAGTGGTGGTAATGCTGCTGTTTCTTTTGAAATTGGTGGTACAGCTATTACTGGTGGTGGCATAACAGTTGCTCACACAAGCTCAGCAGCAGGTGATGTAGACACAGCAGAACCAACAGCAGCTAACAGAGTTGAAGAAAATGGAACTATCGAAATGATAACAGATGGTGGTTCTACAGGAACAGCTAAACTATTAGTAACATTTGTAGTTAGGAGATAAGCATGTCAAGAATGAGAGTAACAAATACTATCGTAAGAGGTGTTACTGCTACATCTCAACAATCTACAGCTACTGATGCAAATACTGAATATGTTAGAATTGTATCTGATACAGATGGAGTGCATATAGCTTTTGGTGCATCACCAACAGCAACAACAAGTACAACAATACTTGGCGCATATGACCCTGAAATATTTAAGATTGATGGTGGTATGAAAGTAGCTGCAATACTTGCAAGTGGAACAGGTAACATTTATATAGATGAGTTAAGCGAATGAGAAGAAAGATAGGCAATGGTCAAACATTTCATTACCATGAACCTACTGGTGAGTTTGCTATAGAACACATCGAAAATATACAACCCCTTTTAGACCAAAATAAAAAACTACAAAATGAAGACCATAGTATACGAGACGAGTTTAGACTCTCTGCTCGTATACCTATGACTGTAGTTTATGAATGGAAAAGACTATTTGGGGTTGATGTATATAAAAAAGACCACGCACAAGCAGTAAAGAAATTATTAAATAGTCCTGATTACAGGTATCTAAAGACAACCAATAGGCGCATATAATGGCAATATCGAATTACTCAGAACTTAAATCAGCTATTGCTGACTGGTTAGACAGAACAGATTTAACTGATTCTATTCCTAACTTTATAGCATTAACTGAAGCTAGACATAAAAGAGATTTTAAACTAAGAAGACTAGAAACAAGAGTTACTGCTAACACAGTGGCAGACCAAGAGTATTATTCATTGCCTGATAATTATATTGCTATGCGTAATATACAATTAAATACTAACCCTAAAACATCTTTAGAATATTTAACACCTGAACAAATGGATAGGGTATATGCAGGAAGTATGAAAGGTAAACCTAAAGCATATAGTATAATGGTTAATGATATACAGCTAAGACCAACACCCGATGGGGTTTATCAAATAGAATTATTGTATTATAAACATGTAAACCCATTATCTGATTCTAATGCAACAAACGAAATATTAGACAATCATCCTGATATATATTTATATGGAGCTTTAGTTGAAGCAGAACCTTACCTGCAAAATGACAAACGAATTCAAACATGGGCTAGTTTTTATGATAGAGCAAAAAAAGATATTATAGACTCTAACGAAAGAGATAGACACTCAGGCGTAGCACTAACAACAAGAATAGATTACGGAGCATATTAATGACAGAATGGACAGTAGTAGCAGGTGTTGATTCAAGTGCTACAGCATCAGAAATAGATACAGTAGCTAATAACATTGCAAATGTAAACATAGTAGGTGGGATATCATCTGATGTTACTACTGTTGCAGGAATCGCATCTGATGTTACATCAGTTTCAAGTATTTCAGGAAATGTAACTACAGTCGCAGGTATTGATTCTAATGTAACCACAGTTGCAGGAATTAGTGGAGAGATTACGACAGTAGCTAATGATGGCACAGATATAGGGATTGTTGCAGCAAACACATCTAACATAAACACTGTTGCAGGAATATCATCTAATGTTACAACTGTTGCAGGAATTTCTAGTGATGTTACAACTGTTGCTGCCGATGAAACTGACATAGGTACTGTTGCTACAAATATAGCAAATATAAATACAACTGCAGGTTCAATATCAAATGTCAACACAGTTGCAACAAATATTGCAAACATAAATACTGTTGCTGCTGATGAAACAGACATTGGTGTAGTAGCAGGAATATCCTCTGACGTAACTACAGTTTCAGGAATTAATGCAAATGTAACTACAGTAGCAGGTATATCTGCTGATGTAACTTCTGTCGCAGGTGATGCTACTGACATTGGAACAGTAGCTACTAACATAGCTAATGTTAATGCTACAGGTGGTTCAATCGCTAATGTTAATACAGTTGCTACAGATATTTCTAATGTTAATAGTGTAGCTTCAAACTCTACTAACATAAATGCAGTAGCTGCAAACGAAACAAACATAAATGCAGTTAATAGTAATTCAACTAATATAAATACTGTAGCTTCTAATAATACAAACATAACTACAGTTGCAACTGATATTGCCAATGTAAATACAACAGCAAGTAATATAACTGGTGTTAATAGTTTTGCAGAAAGATACAGAGTAGATTCATCTGACCCAACAACAAGTTTAGATGCAGGAGACCTTGCTTTTAATACAACAGACAGTGCATTAAAATATTACAATGGTACATCTTGGACTAGTATTACAGCAGGAATTGCAAATATATCTGAAGATACAAACCCACAACTAGGTGGTAATTTAGATTTAAACTCAAATGACATTACTGGCACAGGTAATATTGATACAACAGGTAACTTAACAATAAGTGGAGATTTAACTGTTAATGGCACAACAACAACTATTAACTCTACTACAATATCTGTTGATGATAAAAATATAGAATTAGGGGCTACAGCTAGTCCAACAGACTTAACTGCTGATGGTGGTGGTATAACCCTTAAAGGTACAACAGACCACACACTTAACTGGATAAATTCTACAGATGCTTGGACATCATCAGAACATTTAAACTTAGCAACAGGTAAAGAATACAAAATAAATAATACATCGTTAAAAGATGTATCAGAAACATTAACTAATAAAACAATCAATAGTGCATCTAATACTATAACGATTACAGAATCAAACATATCTGATTTAGGTTCTTACATAACTGCAAGTTCAACTGATACTCTAACTAATAAATCAGGAAGCAACAGTCAATGGACTAACGATGCAGGATATATTACAGCTTCATCAACAGATACACTTACCAATAAATCGGGCAACATATCTCAGTGGACTAATGATTCTAACTATATAACTAATACAGTAACTGGAGATTTTACTGTTGATACAAACACTCTTTATGTAGATGCTACTAATAACATAGTAGGGATAGGTACAAGTAGTCCTAGTACATATGGTGGAATATTGAATTTAACTGATGGCTCAGTAGGTGGAGAAACAAATCTTGTTATTGCTAATAACAATGCAAATCAGTTTATAAGATTAGGTGTAAAAGCAGATGAAGCTCAAATTTCTTACGACAATGCAGATGCTTTAGTTTTTGGGGAAGCTACAGATTCTACTACATCAGGCATAACTACAGAACGTATGAGAATAGATTCTAGTGGTAATGTAGGTATAGGTACAAGTAGTCCTGCTGCTAGTTTAGATATTGGTACTACTGGTTCTGTAAAAGTTCCTGCAGGTACAACAGCTCAAAGAGATGGCTCACCTGCAACTGGTATGTTTAGATTTAACACAACCACATCAGGATTTGAGGGCTACGATGGTAGCGATTGGGGAAGTATTGGAGGAGGAGCGTCATTTCCGAGTGGAACAAAAATGCTTTTTCAACAAACAGCAGCACCTACAGGTTGGACAAAAGAGACAACGAGTTATAATAACCATGCTTTAAGAGTAGTTACTGGAACTGCCAGTTCAGGTGGTAGCTCGGCATTTTCAACAGTTTTTGCATCTTATACACCTACTGGTAATGTATCAGTAAGTGGTAACGTAAGTGTTAGTGGTAATATTGCAAACAGAACATTAAGTGTTAATCAAATACCATCTCATCGACACACTGGTGGTTCAAAACGTATTCATGATTCTGCAAATGGACAATATGGTACTATCAGTAATGTCGGCAACGTAAACTCACCACTTGGTCGTTATGGTGGTGGTGCAGCATATGATTTAGACTACACATCGAATACTGGTAATAATGGTTCGCATAATCATGGTCATAATATAAGTGGTTCATTAACAATAAACTCTTCAACATTTTCTGGTTCAGCAAGAAGTTTTGACGTACAATATGTAGATATAATTATTGCAACTAAAGACTAATGAAAATAGAAATAAAAGATAACTGTCCTTTAAATAATTTTGAACCATGCAAAAAGTTTGACTGTGCTTGGTTTTGTCAAATGAAAGGAAAAGACCCAAACACAGGGGAAGATGTAGACGAATATTCTTGTGTCGTGGCTTGGCTACCTATATTGTTAGTAGAAAATGCATCACAAATTAGACAGACAGGGGCAGCGATAGAATCATTTAGAAACGAAATGGTAAAGTCAAATAAAGAAAATGCTATTAGTCTTATAAAAAAAGTTGATAAAAATTTATTAAAATGAAAATTGGAATAAATAATCAACCAAAACCAAAACAAGAATCTCATTTTATTGGTGTGTATGAAGATGCAGCATCATCAGATTATTGCAACAGAATGGTGTCGAGATTTGATGAGCTTGAAAAAAGAATGTCAGCATGGAAAGGCGAAGATGCAAACAATGGATTAAAAAACAGAAAAGATTTTTCTTTTATGTTTGAAATAGACGCAAAAGATTTAGTTGAAGAAACAAATAAATTACTAGATATATGTTTAGCAAAATATATAGATGAGTATCCTGGAATAGGTATGTTGCAATTTTACAGCAATTCTATAAAAGTACAAAGAACTCCACCTAAAGGAGGTTTTCATTCTTGGCATTGTGAAAATGGATATGGAGATGGAAGTCATGCTAGGTGTTTAGTATGGTCTATTTATTTAAATGATATTCCAGATGGCGAGGGTGAGACAGAATTTTTAGAGTATGGAATAAAAGTCAAACCAAAAAAAGGAACTATAGCTTTTTTTCCAGCAGCATGGACACATACACACAGAGGAAATCCAGTTTATAGCTGTGATAAATATATTGCAACAGGATGGTATTACATATCAAAATAGGAGACTTTAAATGAAAATAATAATTATGCAAGATAGTAAAACAGTTAGTGTTGATGGAAATACCTATTATGATTTAGATTTTACTTTAGCATCTGACGTACACTGTGTTCATTGGGATAGTGAATCATCTACAGGCGAAGTAGAATATAATGATGGAAAATCTAATGCTCAAATAACTAGCATAGGTGATTATCAAGTTGCATTAGATAAATATAATCTTGCAAAAACAGAGGAAGATAATCGAATTGTGCAAGAAGAGGTTGACTTTAACAATCTCAAACAAACTTATAGTTTTAAAAGACAGCAAGAGTATCCAACAATAGAAGACCAGTTAGATGACATTTATCATAATGGTATAGATGGTTGGAAAACAACAATAAAAGCAATTAAAGATAAATACCCAAAGGAGTAACGAATGGGATTAGAAACAGGAACATATATAGATAGTCTTAATACCTCAAATCCAGGGGCAACTGATTCTGTTGCTCAAGGGGATGACCACATAAGACTTGTTAAATCAACAATAAAAAATAGCTTCCCTAATATAACAGGGGCAATGACAGCAACACATACAGAATTAAATCTACTTGATGGTTGTACTGCTAATACTGCAGAACTTAACTATGTAGATATAGCAACACTAGGTACAGCAGAAGCATCAAAAGCACTAACCTTAGACTCAAATAAAGATTTTACTGGTGTCAGAAATGCTACATTTACAGGAACAGTGACTGTCGATTCGAATACAGTTACAACAATACAAGCTGTATATCCTGTAGGAAGTATTTATATCAATGCAGCAGTATCAACTAACCCTGGAACATTATTAGGTTTTGGTACATGGGTTGCTTTTGGTACTGGTCGTACTATGGTAGGTCTTGATGCTGCACAAACAGAATTTGACACACTAGAAGAGACTGGTGGTGCTAAAACACATACGTTAACAACATCTGAAATACCTGCTCATACTCATACAACAGATTCAAATAATTCAGGGGGTAATAATAACTTACATCACAGTAATAATTCTTTTGTAGCAGTGGGTGATGGAACTAGCAGTACAGCAACAGTTACAAGTAACGCAACTGGTGGTGGTTCTGCCCACAATAATTTACAACCATATATTGTAGTATATATGTGGAAAAGGACTGCATAGATGCCTACATTTGTAGCACCTGCCCCAAAGGGCATGATAAAGGATACAAACGATACTGTACTTCCACCTGAGTTTTATTCACATGCAAGTAATATAAGATTTACTGACAATGCAGGAAAGAAAATTAAAGGACACGATGTAGTATTTGGCACACCTACAGTAGCTCCATACTTTGTACTTAACTGGTCTAATAATACAGCATCATATTGGTTTTATGGTGGAGCAACAAAGATTTACAGAACTGATGGTACTACTCATACAGACGTTACAAGGACTTCAGGTGGCGATTATGGCACGAATTTAACTACAATAGGTAATTGGACAGGAACTGTCTATAATGGGCTTCCTATTTTTTGTAATGGGGTAGATGACCCACAAGCACTATCTAATACAGGTTCTAGTAATTTTGTAGACTTACCTAACTGGGCAGCAAGTACAACTTGTAAAACCATAAAAGCATTTGGTAACTATTTAATGGCACTCAATCTTACAGAAAGTGGAACAGAATATCCTAACAAAGTAAGATGGGGTGATGCAGCAGAGAACTTTAGTTTTCCATCTACATGGACTGCAGCTAGTACTAATGATGCAGGTGAAGTAACCATAGGTGATGAATCAGATTTTATTGTTGATGGTCTAGCACTTAAACAATCATTTATAATATACAAAGAAAACTCTACATGGTTAGCTAACTATATCGGTGGCAACCTTGTATTTAGTTTTCAAAAACTATTTAACGATACAGGTGTATTAAGTAGAAACTGTATAGCTGAGTTTGATGGTAAACATTTTGTAGTTACTCAAGGTGATTTAGTAGTACACGATGGAGTAAGAAAACAATCTGTAGCTACTGACCTAGTTAAAAAAGAATTATTTGATAACATAAATGATGCATATTATAATCTTACTTTTGTTGCACATAACGTACAGCAAACAGAAATGTGGGTATGCTATCCTAGTATAGGGTCGCAGTATTGTAATAAAGCATTAATTTATAACTATGTTAATAACTCATTTACTTTTCGTGATTTGCCTGATATTTATCACATTGGTAATGGAATTGTAGACCCTGGTGCTACATCTATAACTTGGAATACACAGACAGAAACATGGACTGATTATAGTGGGGTATGGGGCGAGAGAACCTATA